GCTGAAGTGATCCACGATTTGCCTACCCCTCGAAAAGCCTCGATGACAGACCGGCGTGGTCCATTCTGTAGGTAGTTGGCAATGTCATATTGAACTGGGGTTGGCTCAGGAAGTCCTAGGTGTTTCCACACCACGTACATGAAGATCCTGAAGTCAGCTAAGGCTGGATGTTTCTTATGGGTCATAGATTGGTTTAAAGGGGTCTAGAAGACGTTTTCAGAGTAACCCTAGGGGTTAGCCTAGGATTACTGAGAAACGGTACTGGAGAGCGTTTAAATGAGTTTTGCTTTCAACTCATTGAGACCACCAATGAACGTGTCACCTTGATAGATTGCAGGGACACTTCGATGCTTCTCTTTGAAGTCATCTAGTTCAACGGGGGTGAGATTGCGGATGTCGATGTATTTGTAGCCGATGCCCTTGTTGTCGAGCAGGCTTTTGGCTTGCTGACAGGGACCACATCCTGCCTGGCCATAGATCGTATAGGTCATGAGGATTTACGGATGGGGACTACGTTGTCGTCATCGAACACAGGGAGATCGGAGAGATCGCCTAGGGCTGACCCCTGCACTGCCACTGCCTCGATCTTGTTGTCCTTCAGAAACTGACGGGCCACGTTGAGAATAGCAGCAGGAGGGGGAACCTTGATCCCCAAGTCGTCTGTCCCATAGTCCTGGGAGAGAGCGTCCTTGAGGACCTCAGCGAGCTTTCCGTGAAGACCACCTAGGGCCTTCTCGTCAGCTTTGTTTATTGTCATGCGAAGATCAGCTTAATGGCCTTGTCTAGGCCAATGGTTTGAGCCATGAAGACAGCACAGGCACCCATCGCTAGGTACTTGATCTGTGCGAGTGTCTTCTCGATTCCTTCAAGGGACTTGCGGAGTTTCTCTGAGATGTCCTGCAGCTTCTTTAGTTCGTCTGCGTGGTCATCCACCTTCAGTTCCAACTTAATGATGCGATGTTCGAGTTCCATATTATTCGCTGTTTTTCTTGTAGGCTTTTGCATCCACGTAGGAGTCGGAAGCGGTTACGGTGATGCTGGACACCTCTGAGGCGGTGCTAGCGTTACTGACTTTATGTCGCCACTGAATGACATCCCCAGGGACCACAGTGATGTCGTTTGATCGAGCTACTGCGGATGCTGAGTTGGTCGTATAGGACTGCACCAGGGTGTTATTCTTATAGACAGCCATGATGCTGTTGGCGAAACCGTTGTTCAGGTGGGATGCCTTGAAGCGCATCGTTCCGGTGAACTTAACGACCGTGATGGTGGCAGCGACAACGTCAGTCGTGGACTGGGTTGAGACTGTACCGGTGGCGGTCGTTAGGCCGGTGACTGCGGTTGCACTGTCGGAGGCTGTAACGGTGAGCACAGGGAGATCTGCAGCGGCCATGAGTTTGGTGCCGTAGATCTTCCCGCTGGTCAGGAGGTTTGCGAGGGAACGTGCATTACTCATACACCTCCCAGACCGAGAGCACCTTTGATGTCCTCAGGGGTAGCCGCTGAATCAATCTGCGACTGGATCTCTGAGTACTTCTCACGGATAACCTGACGAGCAGCTTCGACTTCCTCCTGGGTTGTGCCAGGGATCTGCTTAGAGATGATCTCATCGAGGGGCTTGAACTCCTCCGCACGTTGTTCACGGCGGATCGTGTGGCCAATCTCTTTGGCCTTGTTGATGTTGATCTTAATCATTTGTGGTCTCCATGAGAGCTGCAGCCTGAGCTGCCAGTTCAGCCTTGTGTTTGGCTGCGGCTTCCTCGATGAGGCGCTCACGCTCGATCTCTGCGAACCAAGCATCGGCACCCAGGGCCACACCGTCAGGGTTGGTCATGTCGGCTTCCCATGCGGAACGGAATGTTCGGTCCGAGGGTACATCCACGATGTCAATGATCTTGTAAGGGGTGCCCTTAGGGACATCCTTGGTGGCAACTTCTTCGATGGTCAGGCCACAATCAGGTGCTGGAACGAGGATCGCAATACCACCTTCGGCTGTTTGATAAATAATTCGGCTTGTCATAGTTTGTCCTGCTTAACGATAGAAGTTACAGCAGATTTCAGGGGAGTCAGACGCTCCTGTTGGAAACCTTACGTAAACGCGAAATTGTGATGTGCTCTTTACACCTGACGATGTTGTAGAGATAAAGAAGTCACCAACACCTCCCGTAGACCTAGCAAACCCGCTTTGAGAATAATTCCCATCCGACATCGCGACCGTAAAGTTTACTGTGTAATCACCAGTGCCGTTGTCGGTAATTGAACTCACGTTACCACTCGCACGAATCGCCACAGTGCCTGTACCGTTGAAGTTCACCCAAGCGCGGCAACCGTAGGCGGTGGCGGGGGAACCGTAGCCTGAATTGAACTTGAAGTTTCCAGATGTATCAAGGATGGCTCTCACCACCCCAGCCGTCATGTCATACCAGTAGAAGTTTCCTGGGGTTTGACCAACCGCGCTAGTTGGACCCGCTACCGCAATTGCCCATGGCCGTGAATTACTATGTTTAAGTTCAAGAGCAACAGCATCAACATTGTTTGACTCAACGGAAAGGGGGAAAATTCCTGTGTCATACGCTGTGAGCTTTCGAGCTGGAGTTGATGTACCAAAACCAACGTAGCCTCCAGAAGTGACAGCAATCGGCAGTTCCTGCACCACGCCATCTCCAGAGGTGTCGCGGCCAAGTATCTTGCCTGCCGTGACGTTCTGCATCTTGGCGTATGTGACGTTGGCATCTGCAATCTTTGCAGTTGTGACGTTAGAGTTGGCGATCTTTGCTGTAGTTACGGCATTAGCAGCAAGGTTGGCTGTTCCTACGGCGCCATCGGCTGCTGAGAGAAGCGGATTGCCGCCTGGAGTCACACCGTTGTGGACCACCAGAGTATCCTTAGTGGTGTCCACAGTGACTTCGCCTTCAGCCCCTGTGAAGGTACTATGTTGAGCCGTAGTACCACGGCGTAATTTAAATTCGATAGACATTAAGGAAGAACTCCGAGATCAAAAGGTGAGACCAGCTTGTCTGGCGTGATGGAGTTATCAACCACGGCAGAGCCGTTCAGGCTTGCAATAGAGAAACTTGAAAATGCGTAGACCTCTAAAGTGTCACCCGCAGTTGCACCTGAGGTTAGAACAATAGATGTCCCGTTGCTTGCCGTGTAGTCGTCACCTTCACCAACAAGCACTGGGCCGTTGAGGGTCACGACAATGCCACCAGCGAGGTACGATAGGGTTCGTCCGTTCACATCAGTGCCGCTGAAGGTTGTCTGGCCACCTGTAGCGGTGAACTTGTAGACAGTCAGTGCAGCCTGGGATGCAGCAGAGGCATCAACCCAACCAGTCGCGGTGTAGACACGCATCTTCCCTGAAGTCGTATCGAAGTACAGGGCACCCGTGACCAATGTGTTGCCGTCATTGTCCACCGTGGGGGCAGAACTCTTGGGTCCCAGGTAGCGGTCATCGAAGTTATCCATCAAGGCAGCAGCGGAAGCAGCACTGGCAGCAGCATCAGATGCCGAGACAGACGCCGCAGAAGCTGAAGTGGATGCACTGGAGGCGCTTGAAGACGCTGAGGCTGAACTCGAAGCAGCGTTGGTTGCCTGAGTGGTCGCTGTCGTTGCAGCCGTGGAGGCTGTGGCCTCAGAAGCAGCGGCAGCAATGGCTGCAGATTCAGCAGCAGCGGCATCCGCAGCTACCGAAGACTCCGAAGAGGCAGCAGCAGTTGCACTTGAAGCAGCAGCAGAAGCAGATCCAGCAGCAGCCGTAGCGGAATTTGAGGCGTTGGCGGCCTGAGTGGTCGCTGTGTTGGCTGAAGAGGCTGCAGATGTGGCTGAAGTCGAGGCATCAGATGCAGAACTGGCAGCGTTGGTCGCAGCAGATGCAGCAGAAGACGCAGAACCGGCAGCAGCAGTTGCACTTGAGGACGCAGCGTTGGCCTGAGAGGTCGCAGTTTCAGCCGAAGTGGTAGCTGAAGATGCGCTAGTGGCAGAATCGGAGGCTGAAGCAGCGGCAGCAGTCTGGGAAGCCAGAGAAGCAGCGGCAGACGATGTGGTCGAGGTCGCGGAACTAGCAGCAGAGGTTGCAGAGTCAGCAGCATCCGAGGCGGATTCAGCAGCAGCATCAGCAGAAGCGATGGCACCCTGCACTGAGGTCATGTTCTCGGCTACCAGGATCACATCAGCAATGTTTTCAGCCACCACCACGATTCGGCTTGTACTTTGACCTGGTGTATCCTCAGCCGACTCAGTGATTGATCCAAGATCTGTAGATTGACCTGTGGCAACACCGAGATCTGAACCAACAATGTTCACCGCAGATACGTGCTGAGCAACAGCTTCCACTGCAGGGTACTCATAAACGAGCTTACCAAGAGTGACTGCTTCGTCATCAGCGAGGGGAGCAGCGAGGTTGCCAAGGCGTTTGCCTTGAGCATCCCAACGACCAATCGAGTCCACACTAATGGTATCAGCAACAGCGTCCGCAGCTTCCTGAGCGATATACAGGTCGAACGTGGCGAGCAGATCGAGATCACGCTCTAGAAGGACAGAGCCGTCAGTGAAGTTCACCGGCACGTTGTCCTTAGGGGTAACCCTTTTGATTTCAATTACAGAGTCTAGAGCAGGCGTTGGCGAGATCGTGACGGTGTTCGCATTCAGGAAACTGAAGATTGCCGTGGCACCATCTACACGAACCTGAACATGGTCTGAACTAATGTATTGAAATGGAAAGGTATAATTGGCAGTTGTGCCGTTGCCGGTATACCGGACGTAACTATAGGCCACTTAATTCTCCAAAAGAATCCCCCCAGGTTGCCCTGGAGGGAAATAGGTTAGCGTTCTTTTTCCGTGGTCGGATAATCGTTCGCAATCGAGTTGAGCAATGTGCTCATCGGGAAGACGTTGTTGAGAGGCAGCAATTTGCCCCACGCTTGCACGTCCTTCGATGTGGTTTGGTACTCATCAGAAGTGCCGTTGCGGACAATCTTCTTCAGGGACAACACGCCATTGATGGCCTGGTAGGTTGGGTTCGATGCCAGGCTTGAGAGATCCGAAGTGGTTCTCATGCCGTTGAACACAGGGTAAGGCGACAAGGTGTCGTAGATGTTGGGCAGCATGGAAGCCTGAGCGATACGACCAAACGAGTTGGCGATGATCTGGCTTGGAGCCATGCGCTTGTCCAAATACTCCTGACGCTTTGCTTCGTCCTGGCCCATAGACCCCAGCATGGTGCGACCCATGTAAGCCATAGAGGCCAACATGCTACCGTGTAGGACCGTAGACATAGTCGTCCAGTCCTTGTGGTTGGCTGCAAACATGAGGGACTTGTTCCACCCGTGCATCGAGAAGTTCATGAACTGGAACACGGTCTTGCCCAATGTCGTACCCATAAGGGGAATCATCGAACCCAGATCGTTTTCCTGAATGACCCTGCGAGACTCGCGGTGGATCGCATTCATGAAAGCTGCGTGGGACTCAGGATCTTCCTTCACCCATGTGGCCACATCCAGCTTGTGGGACTTCGAGAACTCCCCTTGGTTTTCCTTGGAGTACTTCTTGAGGTTGTCCATCAAGCGAGCTGAGGCTGCTTCATCCAGACCCATCCATGCCATACGCTCCTTCGTGAGGAACGTAGAGCTGATCTTCCCATTCGCCTGGTTGACGAAGTGGTTGACCAAGGCAATCGCGTGGATACGCTTTTGCTGGATCATGAGTGGAGTCATGCCGGTGTAGTCGAGCACACCCTTAGCGGTCTTGTTCAAACCGGTGTCGATCTTATCGAGCCACTGGTTCATCTTGGTGTCGCCCATATTGCGAACCCAGTCGTCCTTGGCACCGAAGTCCATGCGTGAGATGAAGTCCGACCCTGCCCCACCAATGGTGTTCTCAAGGTGGTCTAGGATCTCTGCTGGAGCCTTGCCGGTAGCGATGTCACGTTGTAGGGCCTTCAGTTCAGAGGCAGCTTCCATCGTGGCCTTGTAGCCCATGGAGCCAACGATCTGACCCAATTCAGTTGCCTGGTTCCATACTGCACCACCCATCAAACGGATCACGTTGAAGGAGTGCCACATGGAGGCAGCTTTGTTGAGAGCAGAGAACTCTTCCTGAGGGAGGCCTTGGATTCGATCAAAGGCGAACTGGAGATCCTTACGCATCTTGTCCACGTCTGCACGAGACTTGAACTCACCACCGAGTTTGTTCTCAGTAGCATCAGCAATCGCCTTGTCGATGTCGCCAACCTTGTAGACATCCAGGTGTTTGGCCATAGCCACACTGCCTGCAGTCCTACGGAGGTAGGGGTTCACCACATCGAAGACGTTGGAGTGAACGAAGTTGTTGATGTTGACATCCACCATGGTGCCATCAGCCATCTTCCACTTCTCAGTGTACTTCTCGTCAATCGTGTTGCGGTGCTTCAGGCTGGACATGGTTCGACCAGTGTCGGATTCCTTTGTGGGGAACATGTCGTCCATCAGCTTCTTAGCTTCAAACTCAGAGAACCCACCGTTGATCATCAGGGATTGCTTGAGAGCTTCCTTGTCCTGGCCACGGATGAGATCATCCATCAGGTCCTGGGCGCGGTTAGCGTGAGCCTCTTCCACCGTGCGGACGTACCACTTGGCGAACTTCTTGGCCTGCTCATCAGACACACCTTCACGGCCTGCCTGGTGTGCTCGTGCCCACCATCCCTCGACCGCATCACGGCCATGGGTTTGGACTAGAGAGTTCCACTTGTTCACATCATGCTTACGTGGGAGGTAGTTGGGGTTCTTGTCCAGGCCACCGACCAGGGTCACTACCCCAGTATCTGGATCGCGAACCTCTTGCATGGTCAGACCCTTCTTGGAGCCACCCTCTTCGTGCAATGGGTTGTTGATGTAATCCACCACGTTGGCCAATGTCTTACGAACAGAGTCGCCAGCCTTGATCACCTGAGGTGCATAGTCACCATCCATACCACGGATGTAGTTGGAGACCTGAGTACCGAAGTCCTCATAGGCCTTGCTCTTTTCAAGACGGCTCATGCCAGACTTAGCGAACCAGTCCTCGAAGGCTGGGTAGGCTGTCTTGGCCATCTGGTTGAACCAGGCACCTGACCACTTGGTAGTGTCATCCCAGGCGTTGACCTTGACGACAGAGTGATCCTTGTAGCCCACGGTTGTACCGAAGAGCTTGGAGGCCAGGTTACGGACGGACTCAGGAATCTTAGCGGAACCCAAACGGTTCTCTAGACCCAGGCCCCAGCCGAAGATCGGTGAAACCTCAGCCCTCGTTGCGGCCATAGCGGTCTCTTCAGGGATTCCTGCATGGGCGGGAGAGAACTGAATGGTGTCCACACCCACCTTAGCACCACGATCCATCTTCACTGTGAGCTTCTCGTCAATCAGACGGTTGGTCAGATCGAGAGACTTCAGCAGGTAGTTGGTGTCGGTCTCGTCCAGGCCCAGGAGCTTACGGAATACATCGACAATCTTGGACAGGTAGTTGCCACCCTCAGCGGTCTTCATACCAATCAGGAAGTCATGGAAGCCCTTCGCGCCCGTACCTGAGTACAGACCCGCAGTGAACTCCTTGACGTTGCCAAGGTAGTAGGACTTGAAGCCCTGCTTCTTGGCTTCCCTCACTGCCTCCTGGTAGAGGCCTTCGAGTTCCTTCGTGAGCTGACCATGGATGGTGTTGGGGTTAGCAACACCGTAGTCCAACTTGTGGACCGTAGCAGCGTGGAGCAGCTCGTGCAGCATCACACCATCACCAGTGCCCTCAGCCACGAACACACCGTGGCGTGTCGAGGAGTAGAACCCAGCGAAGCTACCGGCCTTCTTGTGGTTGAACGTGAGGTCGATGTCCTTCTGACGAACCGTGTAGACAGGGATGTCATCAATGAATTGCTCACGGAGACGTTTGGCCAACGAGGCGATGCGTGGGTCAGCGGACTGAGCCAAGCGTTCCATCACGGATAGGCCAGACTCCTGCTTCGCAAAGCGAACGAGGTTCTGGTAGTTCTTGTCCAGGCGGACCTTGTCGATGACACGTTCAAGATCTTCCTTGGTGACAACACCGAGAACCTTCAGGTCATCCTTCGTGACACCATTGAAGGTCACGGACTTGATCTTCCCATCCTTGGTGAACGTGAAGTTGTCAGCAGTCCAGGCGGCAAAGTCGTAGGCCTTATCATCCGCACCGGTACGGAAGAGCATGGTCTTGACCTTCTCCTCAGCACCATAGTCAGGCGTGTTGATACGGCCACGATCAAAGACGGGAGGAGCTTCCTGGACTTCCTTGATGAGGGTCTCAGTGCGGACGTTGTCGTTGACGGGGTCGAACTTGAACTCCTTGCGGATCACCTCAGACTGCTTCTCGATGTCACGCATGACCTCGTCAGAGGCCTTCTTGGTGTAGTCAGAGATTCGCTTGAGGTAGAGTTCCTTGCCGGTATCGGTCAGATCCAGATCGAGGCGCTTGAACTCTTCGACCTGGGCCTTCAGACCTTCCTTCAGACCGAAGCTCTCCAGGGCCTTGTTCTCAGCAGCCAGACGGGCCTGAGCAATCTTACCCAGGCTAGAGGAACCACCAACCACGGCACCCAGGCCTAGGCCCATGGCAGCGGCCATGTAGATGTCGTCAATGGTTGCGTTGGGACGGTTGCCTGCAGTCAGAGCTTCGATGGCAGCATTGGATGCACCACCCACCAGACCCATACGGATTGCATTGGAGACCCGTGAGGTGGCCGTGAGGAGGCCCTCGCCACCAGCACCAGGGACAAACGCAATGAGCGTGGGGATGTCAGCCAGGCCACCAGCGATACGGCCAACGGTACCGGCCATGCCCATCTTGCCCAGCTCTTTTTCCTTCTCAAGGCTTTCGAGCATACGGGCACGGAGCATCTGGTCCTGCTTGGCCGACATACCCTGAAGCATGTACTGCCAGTGTTCCTGAGGGATGCCCTTCAGGTACTCCTTGGTGTACTCCTCGCTTCGTTGGAAGTTGGGGTCCACGGCCTCACTGGTGACAGCTCGTTGCTTCCAGAAGTTGTAGACAGTGTTGTCTAGCTCGAAGCCCGTAGCAGCAGCACGAGGTAGATTAGAAACTCCAGTGAAGAAGCCTCCGTTCTCATCTGCATTGACGGCTGCTTCTCGTGCCAGCCCAGCGGCGGATGGACCAAAACCTTTGCCTGAAGATTCTCCGGTCGTGAACTGGGGAGATAGAGGGGTGTAGGAACCACCATTGAATTTCTTCAGGTAGTCCACCGTCTCAGGCCATGGTTTCCCTTTGGCCAACGCAGCGGCAGCTCTAGGACCACCGTTGTAGTCCGCCAGCGCCATGTTCATGTTGCCGTTGTATCTCTTCAGGTTGTCCTTGATGTACCGTGCGGCACCATCAGCTTCAGACCGGAAGTCACCGTACTTAACGCCATAGGCTTTGGCCGTAGGTTCCATGAATTGGAAATAACTACGGGCACCCTTGTCAGACACGGCATCACTGTCGAAACTGGACTCGATGCCTCCGATCTTGAACAGTGTGCCTGCAGGGATCTCGTGCGTCTTCTCAATTTCAGCAGTAATGGTCCTCGCTTCATCTAGATTAAATTTGGCCATTACTTACCTTTTTTCTTCATGAAATCTACGATCTCATCGACTGGTTTATCCAGCATGTTGTTTTGCTTGAGGTACTCGAATGCACCCTTGGAGGTGATGTACTTCATTGCAGCCATGCCAGAGCCTGGTTGCTGTTGTGCAGGGGTCTTAGAGGCGTTGGACTCAGTCCAGTCCTGGTAGACCTTTGTGCGCCATCCTTCGTAGGACATCTCTGCGTTGCGCTTGGTGTTCGCGTCACGCTGTTCAGTCTCGATGTTGGTGCCGATCCAGGTTTCGATTTCCTTCTTGGAGTAGACGATACGCTTGCCGTCCTTATCGACAGCAGGCACACCACCAATCCAAGCGTCATAGCCACCGTAGACGTTGGGGGCCAAACGGATCTGGTCACCAATGCGGGACACCTTGTCTTCTGGTTTCTCAGTGACGGGGGCTACAGAACCGCCCAGACGCATCGCAGCTTCAGCGAGATCCAGAGGGGTCTTAATGCCCTCGAAGATTGGCTTGCTGGGAGCATCACCACCGTAGTCACGAGCTGCCTTTTGCTTGATGAACTTCGTCATCCACTCGCTACGGTTCTGGCCATCAGGGACACTTGGAAGGTCCTTGTTGTAGTAGATCGTGTTGTTGATCACCGTGGTCACTGCAGGGTCAGCAAGGTAGGTCATGACCTGCTCGACAGCCTTCTCAGGTTCCACCTTGCCGCTACGGACCAGGTCGCCCACCATCTCCATCGCGTCAGACTTGATCTGCGTGAGGTTGATGTCCTTGTTTCCACCCCAGAGACCTGAGGCCCAACGATAGGAGGGAGACCAGAAGTGTGGGTTCACAATGGAATCCACGATCTTGTCTGCCTGGTTCTTCTTGACCGAGTAGTCGTCAGTGCTGATACCGGAATTGTTGCCCTCGTAGATCAGAGAGGCTGCTGCATCCACATCAGGTGAACCATTACGCATGGCATTCTGAATGCGGCGGAACGTCTTTGAGTTTTCCTTACCGGCATACGCATCGGCCTGCTCTTGGCTGGTCTTAGCGATGTCTAGGTAGGTCGCGATGGCTTCCTTGCTCTGAGGGTTCAGAGTGCCGATCTTCTTGTCCTTAGACTCCCAGCCCAGCGATGCCAGGTTGAATGCCTGGATCTTGTTAGACCAGTCAGGATTCAAGCGGTCGTTGGTGGCCCACAGCATGACCTGTTTGTTCATCGGGAGGTTCTCAGATTGGACCTGGCGGCGGATGACTTCATCAGCCATCTCACCAGCCTTCTTCTCGCCAATCTTTTCCATAGTGCCGCTAGATGGGTTCAGCACCTGTGCGTTGGCGATGGCATCTTTGTTTCGTGCGAAGGTTCCTGAGCTGACTGCGAGGTCAACTGCGGAGGACACAGCAGCGTGGCCACGTTCAGCTTCAGCGAGCAGACGGGCTTGGCCCTCTTCCTTGAGCTTCTTGGCCATGGCACCTTCAGCAGCAGCTCGGTATTGAGCGGCAACACCTGTGCCCACCACGTCCTCAATCGTCTGGCCAGCATCGAGCTTCTCTTTGAGGAAGCCTTCGAGCAGATCCACACGTCCACTCTTAGCGAGATCCGTGAGGGTGCCGTTAAGGGCAGCAGTACGTTGCTGAGGGGTGGTCAAGAGTTTCATCTGGACCGCACTACGATAGGAGTCGCCCAGGGCCTTAGGGCCTTCTGCAGCAGGGATCTCACCGGACTTGGCCTTCTCAAGCGTGACACGCATCTTCTGGTTCGCCTGAGCATCAGCGAACTCGATGGCCTTCTGGTTCATCGACTGCAGCGTTAGGGCCTGCAAGCGGTTGGTGACAGAGACCATGCTCTTACCATAGCCAGCCTTAGTGTACTCGTCCTGGTTCTCCAGGGAGGCTGAGGATTTCTCAGCGAGGTACTTCTGTGCATCTTCCCAGGTGGCAAACTCACCACGCTGGGCTTTGGACAGCACATCCATCTCAACGCTAGACGCAAGGTTCTCACCATATACGTGACGCATTGCGGCCACACGAACGGGAGACTGAACGGCCAACAATGTGCCGTCCTTGATCTGCTTCTCTAATTCAGCGTTAGGCATGGAACGGGCCGCAGCCTCACCATCCTGCTGATCCTTGATGTTTTGCTTCTGCTGCAAGGTTGCCAAAGCATTCTGTGCAGTGGGTGAAGCGAAGATTTGTGCAAGTTGGACAGCCTTGTTACCGGCTGGGTCACTACGGACTTGCTCAGTTTGGATGTTAGGGGCCGCAACAGTTTGCAGTGCCTCAGCACGGGGATCATACCCCACTTGGACTCGCGCCATAAATATTCCTTAGATGATTACCTTGTCCCGCGAGGGATCGGATTCTTGTAGTCGTAATAGGCTGTGCCAATACGAAGAGCAGCGCCTGCATAATCAGGAGCGGCTGGGGTCTTGAGACCGTTGATCGCACTTGCAGCCTGGATACCAATGTTCTCACGTTGGTTGTTGATGGCCATCTCAGCGTTGTCGTAGTTCGTCACTACGGAGCTAGTGTATCGACCACTCTTGCCACTGAGGTCAGCGAGCAGAGCATCGACAGACATGCCTGACACACCGTTCTCACCTGCAGCCACTTGAGCGGTTGCATCGGCGGAACGAGCATTGAGGTTGTTCTCTTCGAGCTTCTGAATGCCCGCTTCGCGTTGCTGCATGTGTTCCAGGTTTGTCTGGTTCACGTTAGCAGCCATAGCCTTCATGCTTGCATCGTACTGGCGTTGATTAGAGTCTTCTTGGACCTTCACGGCCTGCTGTTGCCCGTAGACACTGACGGCTGCTGTGGCCGCTGTGGCCCATGCCATCGTTGAAGCGATGGTGACGGTACCGGTTACTGGATCACACATTCTGGATCACCTTATAAAATTCGATGTAGAACTGACCATCTGGTCCATGTTGCTGAGGCTCCCTAAAGGAGAACCCCAGCCACTTGAGCCATCGGATGTGTTCGATATTTTTTGCCCACGCAATGTTGTAGAGAACGGGGTGACCCTCAGACATCTCATTGAGAAACTTGAAGCTCTCCCTAAGAAATTGCTTGCGGATCTTAACGAGCAACGGAGAGGCGAGCATCCATGGGATACCCACCTCACCCTGCTTGCCCCCTACCCCAAAGATGCACACTACTTTCCCATCCAGCAGGACGGTTCGGTTGTAGTTGCAGGTGAGGTAGGCCTGTCTAAGAGCCTCTTCCGGTGTCCTACGCGCCAGGTGCCAGATCTCGTCACGGTCCTCCTGCCTCATCGTGACGCTGAGTTCAGCGACATCTCGAAGGTGGGTAGGACGGACTTTGATATTAGATGGCCTGACTACGTTTGACGTAGAAGCCTTCCCAGTCTGCACTGAGGAATGAACTTGGGAGTGGGCTGTCATTTTCTAAAACGATTGAGGTGCCGATGTTGCGGCTAATGATTGGGATCTGGAATCGACCAGAGCTAATGCTGTAACGACCGACCACCGCAGCTTCCCCTAGGACTTTCCCAGAGAACACATAGGTGTACGTATCGCGGCCAATAGGCGTGACGGTGGCTTTGAAATAACCAGCATCAGCATAGTTGAATGCAACCTTGCGGAGCTGCAGGCGACCCTCAGTGTCACTCTTCTGGCCACCACCTTGCTGGGCAGTGCGGACAGTGATTGTCGAGAGTTCATACTTGAAGAGGTACTTGCGGCCAAACGCGATGGTGGCACCAGTGATGTTGCCCTGGACTTTGGCTGTTGAGCCATCCCAGATCACATCATAGATCTCACCAGCCTTGAGGGTTGGATGGTCCTTGACCACAACCACATACTCACCAGTGCTGGGCGTGTATCCCAAGCTGGTCAGATTGATTGTTGTGTAGCCTGCACTGTACGTGAGGTCGTCAGCATCGAGAGCCATCTTGCGATCCAGGTGGACCGTGTAGGGTTCATCAGGACCAATGTCACCAACAGACACCCCCACCTTCTCGAAGTAGGCACCATCAGATCGGTTGACCACGAGGTACATCTCAGAGCCAATGAAGTCCACGTTCAGGATCGTAGTGTCAGACCCGAAGGTCCACTTCGACCAGGAGCTTTGGAGCTTGTCGTTGTTGGCCCAGAAGTACTTGTAGACATACAGGGCAGATGGGTCATCCGATGACAGGGCCACCAGGATGTCCTCGTTGGTCGCTGAGGTGATCTTGAAGATGTTCGCTGGGAGGTACTTGGGCACATGGCCGGTCACATCCATCGAGTCGTTGCCGATGTTGTTCACGTCAGCGAAGTACTCACGGACAGCCGAGTAGTCACCCTTGTCCACTGCGAAGTACACGTTCTTACCAATGCCGATTGGCTTGGCTACGGTGTTGCAGGGGAACTCAGTGGCAACCTTGAGGCCCACCGTCTTGGGAGTCAGAAGGTCATTCTGGTCCACCACGAACTGGGTCTGCTCAGAGAACAACAGGAGCTGCTTGTTGAAGGGCACTGCATGTTTGAGCAGGGACACCTTCGTGTGGCTAGCGTTCACGTCAATCGGATCTGAGTCCAAGAGCTGCGTGACTGTAGTCCGCATGAAGTTGAAGTAGGAGCCAGCCTCAGAGAACACCACGGCCTCATCAGCGAGGAAGCCTAGGCGGTTACGGTAGAAGAAGATGTCCGAGATGGCATGGTCCACGAAGGACGAGAATGGATTGGAATCATCATCACCCACCAGGCGACTCTTGTAGGTTGCCTGCTTGAAGGTGAACGTACCGTCAGCCTCACGCACCAGGATGTGAGGCATGGTGGCCGCATTGAAGGACGAGAGGATGCCAGGAGCTGGGCATTCCTGCCAGACACCCACACCAGTGGTTCCGGTGTTGGTGGAGAAACGGACGTAGTAGCTATCAAATGGGGCCGTAGCGGTCTCCCCTGCCCCCGTGCCGGTGATCTCAATGACCACACCGTCCACGCCTGGGTTGGCAGGAAGGTCAGCAAACTTCTGCAGCTTACCCTTGATGCCTACCATGGCCCCATTGTTGAAGCCATCCTCAGTGCCCAGGGAGAAGTCCGTGGAGCTGGAGAGGTAGATGGTGGAGCCATTCAGTACCTTGGTAACACCTGCCACGGAGATGGCGGTGTAGAGCTGGTTGGCAATGTAGTCAGTGGCGATCTGTGCTGTGTGTGCCGCAACGCTACCATCAGGTGCCGTAAAGCTGGCCACCTGGGTGCCGTTGATGAACACCTTGTAGGTCTTACCGTAGTTGCCTGCCTTGACGTTGATCAGGGCCTCGAAGGG